CCAATGCCTCGGCCCCCACCATTGCCCCACCCGAGGGCTTCCTGTGGGTGGACACGGCTGGCGACCCGGCCGCACCGGTGATCGGCATTCCGGGCGGGGGCGTCAACTTCGGCGGGCTCCTGCACAAGATCAGCGCGGGCGACTACGACGTGGGCTGGGACTGGCTTCCGGCCCCGCTAGCGGCCGGGGCACCCCGGGCCTTCCACACTGACCCATTGGGCGACCTCTGGGTGGCGAAAGGCGATATCGCGGCGGGGGCTTGGAAAAGGGCCCGGGACGTGCTGTTCGGTCGCACTTACTTCAACGCCACCAATAACTGCGCCACCACCAACTCCCCATTCGGTTTCAACGCCGTCGATCGAGATTCCTATGACCTGTTCACGGCATCTGGACCGGGCTGCGCCACTCTGCCCGTCGGTGGGATGTGGCAGATCAACAGCATGATCACGGTCACCAGTACCGCAGCCGCCTGGACGAATCACACCCACACCTGGAATCTGGGAGCTACTCCGGACAAGCGCAAACAGGTCCACATGAATGTTGCCGGCACCCTGACCAACGACCTCTCCGGGACCCGCATCATTCCGGCCAATACCCCGGTCCAAATTTACTTCTACGGCAGTACGGCCATGGCCCTGGTAGCCAACGGGCAGCAGTGCTACTTCGAGGTGGCCTATCTCGGGACAGGGGGAACCTGATGACCGTCCTCAAGTATTGGGACGTGGCCACCGGGGCCTACATCCCCATCGTGGGCCAGCCCGGCCCCCCCGGCGCTCGAGGCCCGGAGGGACCACAGGGCGATCCCGGCCCAGGCGTACCCGTGGGCGGGATCACCGGTGACGTACTGATCAAGCAATCGGGCACGGACTATGACACGGCCTGGGAAACCCACCCGGCCGACATGGGCGTTCTGGCTGCCGGCGCCGAGGATACGGCTACCTGGCCCGGGATCTACCTGGGTACCGGCGATGGCCCACCCCTGGGCCCTGCTGGTGACTTCGTGCTGGAAGTGATGCGGACCGCCGACGGGGCCAACCTGCTCCAGCGAGCTACCCGGGTACTGGATCCTCGATTCACGGCATCACGCATACAAACAGGTGGAGGCTGGGGGGACTGGTTGTCACCCCCGGCGGGCTGGAATGGCGAAGCCAACCTGGCCACCGACGTGGACCTGTCGCCTACCGAGGTCACCATCCTGAACGGCGGCACCATGACCGTGCCGGCTCAGCGCATCTACAAGCTGTCGGCATTGGCCTCCGGCCACGCCCAGGGTGGGACATTGACCAACATGACGGTCAACCTGCGAGTAGACGGTGACTGGAACGAGATCATGGCTGCCACCGCTACTGCTGCCGGGGGCGCGGTAGTGCAGGACCAGGCCTGGGTCAACGGCTACTGCTACCGCCTGTTCATCGGCCCGGTAGCTCATGCCGTGAGCATTACCGGCGTGAGCTTCCCGGCGACCGGCTCGGCCGGGTTCTTCCGCTGCAAGGCCAACAAGGTCCGATTGCTGGTGGAGGACATCGGCGTATGGCCCTGGCCGGTGAGCGCATTGAGCCGATCGTCATGAGCGTCCTTAAGTATTGGGACGTGGCCACTGGAGCCTATGTGGCCGTGGTGGGCGCCCCCGGCGCCACCGGCCCCCAGGGCGACCGGGGCGATGACGGCATCGGGGTAGTGTCCGGTGGCCTGCAAGGCGATTGGTTGGTCAAGCAATCCAACGGCGACTACGACGCCAGCTGGCAGGTACCGGCCTGGGTACCCCGCGGCCCGGTAGGTTTTGTCAAAGGCCCACCGGCCAACTGGAACTCCACTACCCCTGGCGGGGCCTTTATGAGCCTGACCGCTGACGTGGTGCTGGATCGCTGGTACCTGTGGTCGGCCCACGTTCCCGCTACCCAGAAGACCGGTGGCAGCGCCGGCGGGGATTATTGGTTGGTCAATGACACCTTCGGGGTATGGCCATCCCGGCGGGTGTACTGGGAACCGCATCCGGGGACGAACGACCCGATTTACAACAGTTGCGCCCATGTCTGGAAGGCCAATAAGAGCGGGTCGGTCCGCATCGACATAGGCATGATCTGCAACCAGAACAGCGTCGACATCGCGGCCGGTAGCGCCGAGATGAGCCTGGTCGATATCGGGACCGGAGTAGCAGGGATCCCGGTACCGTGACCGTCGCCAAGTATTGGGACGCAGCTGCGGCTGCTTACGTGCCGATGATCCAGGCCGGTCCGGCTGGGGCTAAGGGCCCAGTCGGTGACCCGGGTATCGGCCTGCCGCCCGGCGGGCTGACCGGTGACTTCCTGCTGGCCGATTCGGCGATCAAGGGAGAGGCCCACTGGGAGGTGCCAGCCTGGGTGCCAAAGGGCATCCGGGCCTTCGGTAGCGGGCCACCCGCCACAGTGATGCCACCCGGCAGCTTCTTGACAGTCACGGCCGATATCGAGGCTGGTCGCCTTTACCTGATATCGGCCTACTGTCGGGCCACCATCAAGGTCGGCCATACCGGCACGGGCCAATACTCGGGCGGCTACTACTTCCTCAATACGCCCGACGCGGCGTCGACCCGAGTGTATTGGGAGCCGCACATGCTCATAAACGATCCGTGCTACACCTCCTGGGCCAAGGTCTGGAAATCGACCGTCAGTGGGTCGCACCCGTTCGTCATCGGGATGAACACCAACAGCGGCCCCGCCGGCGGGCTGGGGGAAGTAACTGCCAACAGCTGCGAGCTGGCCATCACCGACATGGGATTGGGGATCTGATGCCGACGCTCAAATACTTCGACGTGGCCACCCAGGCCTACATCGAGGTGGTGGGCCGGGCCGGCGTCGGGGTACCGCCCGGCGGGGCCCCCGGCGACGTGATGAAGAAGACCGGCACTGCCGACTACGAGACCGGCTGGGGCTCACCAGAAGTGCCACCCGGCGGGGCCGTGGAACAGGTCCTGACCAAGCTCAGCAACAGTGACGGCGACGTGGGTTGGCGGACCAGGTCGAAGCAGAACGTCCACGTTGAGCAAGGTCATATCACAGTCACCCTCGATGGCACCGGCAAGGCCTGGGTCAACTACTCCCGACCCTTCACCTTTCCCGTCAGTCCTATGGTCACCAACAGCACCTGGGGTGGCGGCGGGCAATGCGCCATCTTCGGAGTAGGCACCTGGGAGGTCGGCCGCTTTCAAATATTGGTCTACGCCGCCGACACCCGTCATGCCAACTGGATCAATGCCGGGGTGACCGTTTCCTACCTAGCTGTCGAAGTGGAGACACTGCCATGACTTCAACCCAAGGTGTAGGCGGAGGCGGACTGGATCCGGGCAAACCCGGCAGCCCTGACCTACCCGAGTACCGGACCACTTCGTGGTACTGCGAGAACCGGGACTGCTCCGAATGGCTGATCGCCAAGGACGTCTTCGAGGGCATGGAAGGCGTGATCTGCGGAGGCTGCGGGCAGCCTGTGGTCTTTGATGAGAGCAAGACCCCCAAGGGCGAGCGAGTCACCGTCCGGGACTCCAGGCCAGCGTGATATTCGTGTATCAGTTGGTCCTCGAGCTCTGTAGTCCATGAGGTACACCACCAGGACCGGGTTGGTGGTGACCGATCGTCGGCACATGCGGACCGACTGGGATGACCCGCGCAGCTGGCCGCCCAACTCCAATGTGAACCCACCCCCACCGGACCAACCCGGGGTGGGGCCCAACATGAGTGAGGGCTTCGGCAACGAGCATGTGATGTACCCGGCCGACATGCCCGACGTGTACGCCGAGCCGCTATTACCGCCCCCGGTGATGCCCTGGTCGGGTTGGCCGGTCGAGTGGAGCACCCCTCACTGGGGATCCACCTCCGGCATGGCCGCCATGGTGGCCCGCATCTCCATCATCTTCGGTTGCATCGACCTGAACTCCAGCCTGCTGGCCACCATGCCGCCCCTGCGAGTGGCCGGTAACCGGGTCCTGAATCAGCTGCCCTGGATGCGCAATCCCCAGCCCGAGGTGTACACCGGCTGGACCGAGGCCTTCAAACAAGTAGTGACCGCCTACTGGGGCGGGGGCGAGGCCTTCCTGTGGTGCACCTCCCGCTATGCCGACGGCACGGTACGGACCTGGACCATGCTCAACCCGGAATGGGTCACCGTCGAGATGGTCGGCCAGGTCCGTAAATACTTCCTGGGCACGATCGAGAGCGGGCCGGACATCTCCGAAGACGTCCTGCACATCCGCTACGCCAGTTGGCCGGGCAACCCCCACGGCATCGGCCCATTGGAGTCCCTGGCCAACAACATCATGGGCGTCGAGGCCATGGAGCGCTACCAGGGCCAGTTGGCCAGCCGGGGCGGCATCCCCTGGGGCGTGCTGACCAGTCCCGGCAACCTGACCCGGGACCAGGCCGAGGAACAGCGCACCGCCTTCGTCAATGCCCGCCTGTCGGCCATGGGTGCACCGGCGGTCCTGTCGGGTGGGGTGACGTTGACCCCGTTCAACATCACCCCTCGCGACATGGCCATGGTCGAGTTGCGCCAGATGGACGAGGCCAGGATCTCCACCATCCTGGGCGTGCCGCCCATGCTCATGGGCCTGCCCTCAGGTGGCGACAGCATGACCTACCGCAACGCCGACTCCATCTACGACTTCCATTGGCGGGCCTACCTCCGACCCAAGTCAGCCATGATCTGCGAGGCCATCGGGCAATGGGCCCTGCCCATGACCCAGACCCTGGAGCTCAACCGCGACGAGTACACCCGGCCGGCCCTGGAGCAGCGGGCGGTCATCTGGAACACCCTGTTCAACATCCAGGACCCGGCCACCGGCGAACGAGCGGTGACTATCGAGGAGATCCGCAACGAGGAGCGCCTGGGCGAGTACGACGACCCCACCGGCGGCGACGAGTTGACCCCACAACAGCTGACCGCCCTGGGCGCTCCCCAGGAGGCCATCTGGTCAGCCGCCGGCGTGGACGACGCCACCATCAAGAAGTGGAACGACAGCTTCGACGCCCAGACTCAGACCGCGGCGCAAGCCAATGCCAACGCCCTCAGCCAGTTGGACCCCTACACCCAGCCCTCGCCGAGCGGGAACCGGCCTCCTAGCAACGGGAACCAGGGCAACGGGCAATGAGCACTGCCGTCCTCGAGCCCGAGGTACTGGTCGACCCGGCCACCAGCACTGACCATCACGCCTACACGGCCCAGCTGACCATGCTGAAGACCACCAGCCTGGCCACGGTCAACACGGCCTGGGAGTTGCTCTGGGACCCGACCGACATCATGGGCTCGCTATATGCGATCGGGAACTTCTACGGCGACCACGTCACCAATACCCAGACCCTGGCTGCCACCCACTCCGCCGCCTACCTGACCAGCCTGGACCCGGCCAACCCGGTGCCCAAGTCAGAGATCGCCGACTTCGAGTTGATCGGCACCCGGCCGGGTGGCTACGCCCTGAACAGCCTGGGCGCTCATGCCGTGGCGATATTCATCAATCAGCTCAACTCCTCGGGCTTGACACCCACAGCCAAACGGGCTGCGAGAGTTGACCTGCGAGCCCACCCGGTCCGTCATGTCCACGAACCCGAGTTGGTCGACTACTCAGAGCTCTACACCCGGGGCTTCGTGGACTGGGTCGAGGGCAAGGCCGGCGATGCGGTTGACGTCCTCAAAGGGGCTGGCCGGGCCGTAGGCAACGCCGCCCAGGCCGCTGCCGGGGCGGTGGAGGGAGCAGCCAAGAAGGCCGCTGACAAAGCCGCCAAGGCAGTACGAAGTGCCGTCAACTCCACCCGGGTCTTCCTCAACCGCATCGCTGCTTCCGAGCCCTTCCGAGCCGCCAGCCACTTCATTCACAAATGGGTGGGCAAGAACCGCAACAGTTTCGGAGGCTATCGCTGGGTGGTCACCGGCAAGACCTGCGACCGCTGCCTGGCCCAGGCCGATGCCTGGAACCAGAACGCCGAGTTGGTCGCCGGCGTGCCCTCCAACGAGGAGGAGTGGAAACAAGCGGTCTCGAACCTGACCCCGGACCAAGTCGCCGCCTTGCGGCGCTACTCCGGCGGCACCCGGGATGGCGCTCGAGGCATGAACGCCTACCTGCGAGCCATGGCCAACGGCGAGGACCCTCGCAACTTCCTAGTCGGCACCGGCAACGTGAGCCGCACCCAGGCGGCGCAGAATCCCCGACGATTGACCAATGCCGAGTATCAACGGATGCTGGACAATATCGAGCAGATGATGGCGGCGTATGACCAAGGCCCGTCATTCACCGGCAAGGACGGCATCGCCTGGCGAGCGGTGGTCGACCCCAGGTTTTACCAAGGAGCCATCGGTGATATCCGCACCGAGCAAGGCTTCCTGTCCGCGTCCGCCCGGCCCGACCTGCTGCAGAACTACGCCGCTCGATACGGCTCCCATCAGATCCAGCTGAACATCCCCAAGGGCAGCAAGTACCTGCCAGGCTCACGAGAACTGCGTGAGTTGGTCCTGGCCCCGGGCTCACGTTGGCGCATCGACGCCGTGGACGCCCTGGGCAACACCACTCGCATGACCCTGCTGGGGGCCGAGAAAGCGGCCAAGAAGCTGGTGCCCACCTGGGCCAAGTGGGCGGCCGGGGCTCTGGCCGGAGCAGCCGCTGGTGGGGCCGGCGTGGCCCTGTCCCCACTGGGCGAGTTGTCGATCGCCAACTGGATCGACGTCCTGCACACGGTCGGGGCCGGGGCCATCGGCGCCGGCGGCAAGGCTTTCGGGCGCCACGGCATCAACTGGAACAGCGTGGGCCGATTGATCCAGAACGTCTTCACCTCCGGCAAATACTCGACCATCACCGAGGAAGCCCTGGGTATCGGCCACCCGGCCTACTCGGCCATCGCCGCCACCGGGGCCCAGGCTGCCTACGTCACCGGCGCCAACGAGCTGGCCGGGAACTATTTCCAGGGCAAGCTGTCCCGCACCACCGAGATGAGCAAGCTCTCTGGCATCGAGGGCAAGTCCAATGAGGGCGTATTCGGGCTCAAGTTCGCTGACGGCTCCGAAGGCATCCTGAAGAACTCCGGCCACAAGCCCGGTCCGCAGACCGAGGACCTCATCAGCCGGGTGGCCCATGCGGTCGGAGCCAAGACGCCTACCGCCTTGCAGCTGCCCAGGGAATGGGACAGCCTGAGCGTCGACGAGGCCATGGCCCGGGTCAGGATGCAAACCGGGGTCACCGGGCCTTTGGAGCAAGCCGATCGGATCCTCATGTCCCGGGTCATCGGCATTACCGGGAGCGACTGGCTGGCCGCCGGCGGGGACTTCCGGGCCCTGCTGGCCACCGACGCCGGCAAGCGCCTGGGCTTGCTCGACTACTTGACCGGTGGCCTGGACCGCAACACCGGCAACTGGATGGTCGATCAGAACGGCGTGGTCTGGGGCATCGACCAGGAGTTCCAGTGGTGGACCCGGCGAGGCATGACGGCCTTCTCCACGCCCTACTGGCAGGCTGCCGCTCTCTCGGCGGAAATGCCCATGACCACTATGCAGTTGCGCCAGGTCTACGCCGACCTGGCCGACCCGGCCCTGCGAGATGCCTTCCTGCGCACCAACAACCTGGCCTACTACGAGAACATGCAGCAGAAGCTCCGCAGCCTGATCGCCATCGCCGAACAGCAGGATCGGCGAGCAGTGGTCCTGGCCGAGGCTGCTCAGAAGGTGGCTCCGGTCAAGGTCAAGCCCTGGTCAGTGTCCGAGGGTGCCCAGATCGCCGCCGATGCGGGTATAACCGGCAACGCTGCCACCCTCTTTTCCCAGACCTACAGCAAGCTCAGCGCCACCGGGAAGGACATCTTCCAGGCGCTACCGAGGAACAGCATCCTTACTGTTCAGAACATCGTGGACCTGGCCAGCTCCAATCCATTCCGGCAGGTGTGGGGCCAGCTGAATGACCTCCAGAAGGAGGCGGTCGTCCACCAGATCTTGAGTGGGGCCCAACCCATCCAAGTCGCTCGGGTTATCAAGAACATGCAGCCGGTGGAGCTCGAGGCCCTGCTGTCCTACTCACCGGTACTCCCGGCCGGCGGCAAGGCGAACCTGTCGGAGATCGAGACCAAGGCCCCATCCGGCGAAGGCCCCTATCCCATCATCGGTCATCCCGAAGACGCGGCCGGGAATGGCTGGGCCACCACCCTACAGTTCAATGCCATGACCAAGGCCGAGCAGCAAGCCTGGACCACCTACACCAGCCCACTGGGCGAGGCCGTGAACAAGTACCTGCGGGTGGCCGACGCCCAGGGCGTGGACATCCTGGCCGGCGGACGGCCGACGGGCTGGAACGTACGAACCAGCATCGAGGACCCGGTCGGGTTCCCGCTCAATGCCGCCGACCAGAAGAAGGTCCGGGATGCGGCCTACGAGATGGCCAAGATGGCCCAGACCAAACGGCTGGGCGACGTCATGACGGTCTCGCATGTGTTCACCGGCGAACGCCGGCTCATCGCTCGCACCACGCAATCGACCACCATGTATCGGGGCATCATCGGTGACGCCTACAACGCTGCGGTAGGACAAATCGTGACCGAGCCCGGCATCTTCTCCACCAGCGCCAACCGATTCATTGGCGAACAGTTCGGCCAGGCAGCCCCAATAGCAGTCCAGATCCCGGCCGGCGTCCCTTACCTGCTGGGCTACCCAGGCGAGGCCGAGTTGATGTTCCTACCTGGTACCCGCTTCCAGATCGTGAGCGTCGATGCTAACGGGAAGCCCACCGTGGTCAGGATCCTGCCATGAGCGATACCCCGAGCTGGTACGACGACCTGAGCCCGGAACTGCAGGAGCACTTCACCGATCAAGAAGCGCACTCCAAATGGGCTCAACGCCGCATCTGGGCCGAGAGCCCGGATCCGTCCACCATCCCGGTCGAGACGCCGACATGATCGTCCTGCAGTATTACGACGTTCACACTGGCGAGGCCACCGCCTATGGCCGGGACGTGGCCCGTCTGGACGACAAGGGCCGGCTCTCCTACACCGGTAATGCCGAAGAGATGTCAGAGAACGTGCGGGATCATATGGCCATGATCGCCGACATCGACCGGGACAACATCAGCGACAGCGAGTTGGCTGCCGAGCTGCTGATCTGGGGCAATGGCTACCTGGCCGTGAGGCAGATCTCGTGAGCACCACGCCCGATCCTCTCGATGCCGCCTACATGGCTGAGTGGGAGGCTGCCGTCCAGGGCGCCCTGGAAGCCACCGGGAATCTCGACAATGCCGGCGAGCGAGTGGCTGCCGGCGACGTGGCCGTGCTTCCTCTGGAGGAGATCTGAGGATGCTCTGGATCTCCGTGACCCTGATATTCGTATATCGCCTGCTCCACCTGCCGGGCCAGCACAATCAGAAGGAGCATGGCAGCTGGGCCAAGAGCGGGAACTACCACCATGCCGGCTCCAACACCGACGCCGGAGTCGCCATCCAGAAGACCTACGGCGAGCACGGGGCTGCCGGGCTGCTGATCACCCACAAGAACCCCATCACCCGCCGGCGCAAGTACCTGGTCCAGACCCGTGGTCCCGGCGTCCAACACCCGGGCACGGTGTCCACCATCGGCGGGGCCCTGAACAAGGGCGAGACCCCCTGGCAGGGCGCAGTGCGCGAGGCCCGGGAGGAAGAAGGCATCAAGCTGCCCAAGGGCAGCAAGGTCATCTCCAAGTCGGTGGCCACGCCCAAGCCGGGCTGGCAGTACACCACCTACACGGTCAACGTGAAGAAGAAGCCCACCACGGTCTCGCGCGCCGCCGAGTCCCAGGGCACCAAATGGGTGACCCAGCGCCAGTTGGAGCAGATGAACCTCCATCCCGGCTTCGCCCAGCATGTGGCCAAGCAGACCGCGGCCAGCAAAAGGAAACGATGAGCGATACCGCGGTCCTGCCGCCACTCCACCCGTACTGTTTTCCAGCTGGGACAAGCGTGCAAGCCCTGAGCGTTCTACGGTCCTATAGCCGGTGGACGAAGGGTGAGCTGGTCGAGATCCGTACGGCCGGCGGCAAACAACTGACCGGTACCCCGAACCACCCGATACTGACCCCGCTGGGCTGGACTCCGTTGGCAGAGCTTATAGAAGGCAGCGACATCGTCTGCGGCAGTTTCGGTCAGGGGGTAGTAGATACCATCAACCCAGACGATTTCTACCGACCAGCCCTCATCGAGGATGTAGCGAAATCGTTTCTCGGAACGAGCAGCAGCACGACCGGACGTGTGCCATTGTCCTCCGTACACCTCTACGGCGACAGGGAAGGCCCCCAAGTCGCAGTTATACGGTCCGATGGCCTGCTGGGGGACAGTAGCGATACCCCGATCCGTCAACCAGAGTTGGAGCTGACGTTCAGCGGGGGTCATTCGTCCAGTGCGTTCCTTAGCCAGGGCTTTCTTTCTGAGATCCTCGGAACCTCTCACCATGCCTCGGACAGCATTATGAGCAGCAGCAACTTGGTTCGATCGCTGGACAGCCGACATACGAGCCCAATCGTTACGCCTGGCCTCACTTCGATTTCGGCGAGCAACACCCTGACTATCCAGAAACCGCTCGATGACACCTCGACTGACCTCGAAATGCTCGGCCAGGATCGGGATGGACTCACCCTTGACATAACGATCGACCAGGTCATTGGGGTTCGGCGGTATCCATTTACGGGGATGGTTCACAACCTTCAGACTAGCCGCAGTTGGTACATCGCAGTAGGCGTCATAGTCCATAACTGCGACTGCACCATCGAGCCGCTGGTCAAGGACCAGCAGGTGGACGAGCGATCCACTCACTTCTACATTCGAGGAGGCCTCGAAAAAATCCAACTCCCAGACGGAAGTTGGATCGACGGGAAAGACCTTCCAGCGGGATCGCCCCTACTTGAGGGCCGGCTCAGTCCCGAAGACTGGCGATCGACCGAGCTCAGCCAAGAACTGTGGGACCAAATGTCCCGCTGGCGTGGCGTCAGCCCCGAAGTCATGTACCGGCGAGTGCCCACCCTGCAGTACAGCAAGATGACCGAGGAGGAGCGGCTGGCCTGGAACGTGTGGGTGTCAGCCGGTGGTCAGCGCATGAACGCCCTGGTCCGAGGCAACTACGACGAGCGCTTCGGCTTCAACGACTTCGGGCCTATGGCCTGGGGCGAGGACTGGAAGTTCTCCACCAAGCTCCCCGACGGCAGCCGCAACATCTGGGCCGAGGGCATGCCACGGCCCTTCAATATGACCCTGGGCGGTGATCAATGGCGCAGCATCCAGGGCGAACAGGCGGTCATGGACCTGAAGAAGCAATACCTGGCCAACCTCCAGCAGCAGTACGACACCCTGGTCAACAGTATTGATCGAGTTGGTCGCACCACCGGCTTCGACCAGCAGTTCGGCCGCTCGGTCCAGGGCCAATACAACCACGGTTACCCCGGCCTGACCCTGCCACCCGACCCTGGTGTCATCGCCATGGCCACCCAGGGCCAGGGCTTCTTCGGGCCCATCATCAAGGTCAACGTGCCGGGCGGCAGCAAGTACATCATCGGCAACCGCACCGAGTTCGAGGCCATCTTCCCGCCCAACTCCCAGCTCACCATCCAGGAGGTCCGCATGGACAACTGGCTGCGCGAGGGCAACCGTAATCGACCCACGACCAGGAACCCAGGCTTCAACCCGCAGACCGGCAAAGTGGGCCGCTTCCCGAAGGTGGCCGACATTGCCTGGCCCTGACTTCCGCAACTCCGGCGACCCGGCCGGCTGGGTCGGTCCCGAGGACGACGACATCGACCAGACGTCGCGCCTGCGCATCTGGGCAGATACCCCGGGCCCGCCCAGCGAGGTGATTCCATTGACCGACGACGAATACCAGCAGATGATCGCCGCCGCCGCCTGGATCCCCGAAACGCTGGAGGTGCAGCAATGAGCCAACTCGACGAGCAGGAAGCGGCAGCCGCCGCCCTGGCCCAGATCGTCCCCATAGGCGAGACCCCGGAACAGGTCGAGTTGGGAGTCGCAGTAGCCCGCCAGATCAGCACCCGTACCCACCCGGCCAATGGCCACCGAGCAGAAGCAGCACTGCCCTTCCAGGTCTGTCCCACTTGCGGGGGCCTAGGGCGACTACCAGGAGGCGACGAACCATGACCATGCCAGAGGACCTGAAGCACATTCGGGCCTATCCCACTGAGTTGACCCAGACCGGCGAACCGGGAGCTCGCATCCTCACCGGCCGGCTGGTCCCCTACAACGAGCCGGCCAGCGTGCTGGACTGGATGCCGGACGGCAAGCCCGACATCTACCAGGAGGGCTTCCGGGCCGGGGCCTTCGCCCCGCAGGTGGATTCCAAGAACAAGGGCGTCTACCACAAGATCAGCCTCATCCACCGCCACGAGGGCGGGCTGGGCTTCCTCGGGCCGTTCATCGCCCTGCGCGAGGAGCCGGACGGGCTGTACGGCGACGTCAAGATCATGCGGACCCGGGCCTCCGACGTGGAGGACCTGCTGGCCGTGGGCGTGAACGAGTTGAGCATCGAATTCCGCCTGCCCCAGACCCTGGATCACACCCAGGTCGACGACCGCGGCGTGCGGTGGCGGGTGCGAGCTCACCTGGACCAGGTGGCCCTCGAGCCCAAGGGGGCCTACACCTCGGCCCAGGTCATCCAGTTCCGCTCGGAGCTGGAGGAGCACGACCGCCAGGAGCAGGAGCGCATCGAGACCAATGCCATAGCCCGCATGGAGCGTCAGCGCCGCTTCGAGGCCCTGACCGGTCGCCTGGACGGCGAGCTGGAGAAGCAGGAAACCTACCTGTCCACTTACATGGGTGGCAGCAACCGCGAGATCCTGGAAAAGCACAATCCGCCGAGTTGACGAGGTGAGCGATGACGACCAGCAAATCCAAGACGACCAGCTCCAAGAGCAAGAGCAGCAGCTCGGGCAAAGGAAAAGGCGTGACCTACAAGGCCGACGGGACGCCGGTTGGGACGACGAGGGCCAAGAGCTCGGGCCGCTTCGTGTCCACCAAGTCCGGCAAGAAGTGATACACGAATATCGAGGTCTGGACGTCTCGCAGACGATCGTGGGGAACCCAGGATGACCACCACTGAAACCGCCGCTCGCATCAAGCACCTGCGCCAGGTCCTCGATGACGGGGTGCAGGACGTGCGCCTGACCCCACCCCGGCTGGGCAATGGCGGGGACGCCGAGGACCAGATCGGCGAGTTGCAGGACGACTACGAGGATGGCCTGCTGGACGGCATCGGCGACATCACCGGTGACCTGGTCGAGTTGGGCGTCAAGGTCCGGCTGCTCAGCAACTCGGGCCCGCCCGGTAGCGACAGCCCTGACACCCTGGGCACGCTGGTGGGCCAGGCCGCCGACGCCATCCGCCAATACCTCACGGCGCTCAGAGAGCGACCCAGCAACGACCAATGAGCGAGCAGGCCCACCCCGATGACACGCCGCAATTTGACCTGGCCGTCCTGCGCCGGCGGGGGGCCATCGACGCTGCTCGTATGTACTGGGACAACCTGCGCCGCCTGGGCGAGCCTGGACAGCCCATCGGTGAGAGCACTCCCGTCGTCCGCCAGAACATCGAACTGGCCTCTACCGCCGCCCTGGTGTCCATTGCTGAGAGCCTCTACGAGTTGGCCGAACGGTCCCGGGCCAGCGACCGGCGTATTCACCAGGTCATGCCTCTGATCGTCAAGCACCTGAAGACCATGGCCGACGAGATGGTCAAGCAGCGCGCCATGTTCTCCAAAAACGTGAGGTAACCATGACCCTGCTCCTGCTGTTGCTCGTCTGGCTGCTCCACGAACCCGGCGCCCACGACCAGCGGGAGCATGGCAACTGGGCTCACCACGGAGGCCGGGAGCACTCCCACGGAGGCTCCACCCACAGCCATCCGGGCGGCAGCTCGCCCCACACCCACACCACCAGCGCCACCGCGGGCACGACCAGCACCGGCATGGGCAAGACCTCCACTGCCCGGGGGCGAGCCCAGGCAGCCAAGGAGGCCCGAGCCAAGGAGCAGGCCGACGCCCAGAAGTGGATCGCGGAGCAGACCAAGAAGGGCAACCTGCGCAAGTCCACCGCCGGTCGGCTGAGCTCCAGCGTGGGCTATGCCGCCAGCGGGGCCAAGGACCGGGCCAAATGGCTGGCCGAGCACCCCTACGTCAAGTTGGGCGTCATCCAGCCACCCCAGCACGGTGTCATCCCCCGCAGCACGGCCAAGCCCTCCCAGAAGGCTCCCGGCAGCTACAAGATCGTCGAGGGCAAGGTCAAGAAGACGACCTGACCGGCAATAGTTGCTTCTCGGCGCTTCCTGCGCCACACTATGGCCTCAGCCATGCGGTGACGAACATCGACACCTGAAGCTGCCGGAGATGGTCGCGACACCCCAGGAGGGCCGCCCCACCCGGAGCAAGACGGCCGACCCGCCCGATGCGCCATGACCAGTTCATCGAGCGAAAGGAGGCCGTCTGTGCCTGCTAACACCCTGGTCGAGCAATACGTGTCCGAGCGTGACCAACTGCTCAACACGGTCCAAGTCCTGAAGAACACCACCCTCGACCGTGGCGGTGACCCCTCCGATGCTGACCTCGAGGTCATGGAGAAGGCCTACGCCCGCATCGACCAACTCGACAAGTTCATCAAGACGGTGGGCGAGGACCGCCAGATGGACGAGGAAACCCGGCTCAAGCTCCTCAACCCCACCCCGCCCGTGTCCGGCGCCCTCAAGTACCGCTCCGGCGGCGAGATGGTGTGGGACTGCCTGCATGCCAACTTCGGCACCGGCCACAACCACGAGGACCAGGAGGCCAAGCGCCGCTGGGACCTGGTGATGAAGCGTGCGGCCCAGCACATGGGCACCGACGCCGCCCAGACCACCCCGGTGGCCGGCGACCTCGGTGGACTCTATGTCGTTCCAGTCGTAGGCCCGGTGGTGTCCCTCTTTCCCGCCGGGCAGCCGTTCCTGAGTGCCATGGGCCGGCGTCCGGCCCCGTCGTCCATGACCTTCACCCGGCCTCGCATCGTCGACCCGGCCTTCGGGCACGGCCCCGGCGGGCCCCCGGCGGCACCGCGGCCTCCGGGCTCAGTTGGGGTCGACCTCCAGCCCATGCAGAAGGGCGAGCTGGCCTCGGCCAAGTTCGACGTCAAGGTGGACACCCTGTCGCTGTCGACGGTGGGTGGCTACCTCAACGTGTCCCAGCAGCTCATGCAGCTCCAGGCCGGGGCCTGGGACATCATCGTCGGCCAGATGCAGCAGCGGCTGGCCTGGGCCGGCGAGTACGCCGCCATTCAGGAGCTGGCCCTGACCACTGCTGTGGTACCCCTCCCGCCGGGGTCTACAAGCGATGTGGTCCTGACCGCCCTGTTCGATGCGGCCGCGCTGGTCTACCAGAACACCTACGCACTGCCCTCCTGGATCGCTTACGGACCTCTGGGCTGGGCCATGCTAGGCTCACTGGTAGACCTCGCCGGCCGTCCGCTATTCCCCTTCCTGGGTGCGGCCAACGCCTTCGGCCAGGCCAACCTGGGCGACTTCAACCTGGGGCCGCTCGGCCTCCAGCAGATCGTCACCCCGGGCATCACCGACGAGAACATCTACATGGGCAACGCTTTCGGGTTCGAGGCCTACGTGTACAGCTTCCCGATCCTCGAGGCCGTCGAGCCCTCGGTCCTGGGCCGGCAGCTGGCTGTGGCCGAGGCCATGTGCTTCTACAGGCCAACAACGGTCGAGGAGACCGCGCCAGGAGCGGGTGACGCCCAGAAGAACGGCATCGTCCGAATCGGTCCATGACCGACCTGGCTGGCCTCCTCGGCAACGCACCCCCGGGGCAAACCGCCCTGGGTGCTCTGCGGGCAAGGTCTGGTTACTACGACCAGAGCGTCCCGCCGAGCCTCCTGGTCCCGCCGGCGGCGCGACTGCCTGAGGTCACCAATGTCGTCCCGCCCAATGGCCCCGAAGCGGGTGGGACACCGATCACCGTCAGCGGCCGCAATTTCAGCGGGGCTACCGACTGCACGGTAGGCGGCGTCACCCTGGTCAACATGGTGGTGTCAGGCAACACCATTCGGGGCGAGACCGCCGCCGGGACCGGGGACGCGGCCGTGCAGGTCACGACCCCGGCCGGAACCGGCGGGGGCCGCAGCTTCGTTTACATGCCGCCGGCCCTGCAGTCCGTCGACCCTCAGACCGGGTCAGAGTTGGGCGGCTACCGGGTGACGGTCTGGGGCGATCAGCACACCGACCTGACCGGGGCCACCGACGTGACCTTCGGCGGCGTCAGCGGCACCATCGAGGCAGTCAATGGCCGGGACATCAACGTCCTCACCCCGGCCGGCACCGGCCAGGTGGACGTCATCGTGGTCGGGACCACCGCTCACGGCGACGTGGGCCCGGACGGCGTGCAGTACAGCTACACCCCGCCCCCGCCGCCGGTGGCCGACACCATCACCCCGGCGACTGGCCCAACAGCGGGAGGGACGGTATGCGCCATCTACGGGTCCGGGTTTACTGGGGCAACGGGTGTGAACTTCGGAGCGGTCGCTGGCACCGCGTTCTCGGTCGTCGACGCCAACAGCATCGCCGTCACCTCGCCCGCCAGTGCGGCCGGGGTCGTCGACGTCACGGTGCTACATCCGCTGGGTGACGCTGTTCTGACCGAGGGCTGGGAGTGGGCCGACCCTCTGGCCCAGTCAGCGAGTGCCCAGCCAGAGCGCATCCAGCCCGGCAACCGACCACGGCGACGTAGCGCAAGCGGGAACGGACCGCCCAGACCACCGGCGGCCTAGCCCATGGCCGCCTATCCGACGCTGGCGGAGGTGCGGAGTTGGGTCGGCGTGCCTCCGGAGGAGATCTCCGACCCCCAGCTCCAGGTCATCCTGACCTCGGAGATCGAGGTCCAGGCGGCGTACTGCACCTTCATCGCGGCCAGCGTGCCCAACGATGAGATCCCCATGCCCATGTACCAGGCCCTGCTGCGGCGCTGTGCTCGGGAGGTAGCAGCTCGTGGATTGCCGCTGGGCTCCCTGCCGGCGCCGCAGTCGGGAGTTGGGGGCGAGTACGGCGTCAGCGGTGTGCGCATCATCCCCAGGTACGATGCGGAAATAGACCGCCTCGAGGCCCCCTACCGGGTGGCGGGCATCGCATGACCAACCGGACGCCGGAACAGCCTCGAGACCGCATGGGTCCATACCGGACCATGGGCGAACGGATCCTGCGGCCCAGCCTGCCCTTCGCTCCTCGGGAAGGCATCACCCAGGCCGAGGTCAGCGAGTTGGTGACCCGTCAGCGCAGCATCGTGGTCGAGCCCTCGATCATCCCGATACACGACTATCACCAGTTCATCCGGTACTACGACGCCAGCTACCCGATGGAGTCGCTGGGCGGCGGCACCCCGCCTCAGCCACCCCCGGTCTTCATCGAGCGCCTCAATCCGAACCCCACCCTGGTCGGTCGCTCCGAGACCATCATCGCTACCGGCTGGGGTTTCGACCCGGGCTCCATTATCAATCACGGCTGCGTGGGCGACATGCTGGGCGGAACCTCCGGCGTGAACAGCCCGACCGAGATGTTCTTCGTCAGCGAAACATGGTGGCCTGCTGGTAGCTGGTCGATCTATGTCAAGAGCCCGCTCGGCAACTCGCCCATCTACGTCCACCAGATCAACTCGACCCTGGGCCTGCAGGACGTGAGCCCACCGGCGCCGACCGGCGTGGCCACCCTGGTGACCTGCACCGGATTCGGCTTCGGCCCCGGCTGCATCCTGCGCCGCAACAACGAATCCATCCAGCGAGCCTGGGTGGACGATACTCAGGTCACCTTCACCACCGACCCGTCCTGGCCGGCGGGCGAGGCCTGGATCCGGATCGACAACTCCAACTCGGTTAGGCACGAGATCACGGCGGCACCATGAGCGGCCTGGCTGAGAGCATCTGGGAGGCCGACCTCCTCAAGAACTTCCCGCCCCCCGACGCCCTGACCCAGCCCCGGCCGGACATCGAGTTGTGGGTGTGGAAGGCCGTCCGGGAGCTGGGCCACATCATCACCTGGACCTACGCCTCGAGCGAGATCGACCCCCACGGCTGGGCTGCCATCAACATGATCCAGGTGGATTGCCGAGGCCCGAACCGGACCCGGGCCTACAAGATGGCCGACGAGGCTCGCCGGCGCATCAAGCTGCTGCCCTGGCGCTACTGGGCCGAGGGCGTGGTCTGCTCAGTTGAGGCCGTCGATGGCCCCCGCTGGATGCCCGACGAGAACGGCGGGCCGCGCTACGTCATCCGCTTCAACATCGTCCA